CTAACTACGCAGGCATCAAGTTTTATCATACAGCCACTGCTCCAACAGCAAACAGCTTAGAGGGCAATCAGATTGCAGAAGGGTATGGCACTACAGATGAGGGTAAAGTTCTTGCCGACCCAGATGCTTGGCTCGCTGTACGTGTTGGAACCACAGACTACGCAATCCCAATGTACACTACAGGATGATAATGAAACCGCTTACATCAAAACTCCGCAAGGAGATTGAAGAATCAGGAGTTCCTCTTATAGAAATGTCTATGGAGGAATTCCAGTCTTCAATCGTTGGAACAATAGATAAACCTTTGTATATTAATAAAAAAGAACATTGACTGGATTCGTATATAGATGGATAAACAGAACCAATGGAATGATGTATATTGGTTCACATTGCGGAAGAATTGATGATGGCTATATTGGCGGAGGTGTTTACTTTATAAGGGCTTACAATAAAAACCCAAACAGATTCTTTAGGGAAATAGTTTACCAAGGCGATAACTATAGAGCTGTTGAAGAAAAACTTCTGCTTAAATTTGATTGCGCAAATCAAAAATGCTATTATAATTTAAAAAACTCCGCTATTGGTGGTGATACATACTCTTATGCGAGTGAGGACGTAAAGAAAAGAATTGCTCACGGAAGAGGCGGTGGTGGGGGTTATCACAACATAAAAGACAAAGATTCGTGGCTTAAAAACGTTAGAAAATCTCAAGAATGCGAATTATTAAGACAGGGTCGTAGAGAACGAATGATTGGCAAAACCTATAGCAAACGATATGACCTTAACACTGTCTGGGATGAAATAAAAGAATTATATTTGCAAGGATTGACGTACAAACAGATAAACGCCCTAACTGGATATTCAAGGGGCACTATTTATAGAGCTAAACAAAAAAACTCACAATTATGAACACCTATTCTTGGGATTGCAAAACAGTAGACACCTATCCCACACACTCTGAACTAACCGATGTAGTTTATAACGTACACTGGCGTTTGACCGGTGTTGACGAGTCTGGTGAGCATCAAGCAACCGTTATCGGTACGCAGACTATCTCCGTAGAGACACTTGATGCCTCTTCTTTTGTATCATTCGATAGCCTTACAGAGGCTGACGTTATTGGCTGGGTAGAGGCTGAGATGGGCGCTGAGCGTGTTGCTGAACTACAAGCGTCAGTTGACTCGCAGATTGCTGACAAAATTGCACCTAAATCTGTCACTAAGACGATTGGCGCAGTTGTTGAAACTCCTGTTGAAGCTGATGCCCCCGTTGACGAGACCGCACCAGCCGAGTAATATTTTTTTCACTAATCTCTAATTTGAATTCAAATGGCGCAAGTCAAAGAAGAACTGCTTAACGCAGTAAAGGATTGCCAAAAGGCAATGCAAGCTATCCAATCTGAATTGGGTGCTATCGCTCTCGCTGAACTACGTAAAGAAGCCTTGTTGGCTGCTTACAAAGAACAGCAAACCAAAGTACAAGAGGCTACCGAAGCTATTCGTGAGGAGTACGGTGACGGCTCTGTAGATTTGGAAAGCGGAGAGTTCACTCCCGAAACTTCTGCTGAGGTTGTAGAGTAACACTTTTACTGCAAGAAACGAGAAAGGGGGTGCAGAAATGCATCCCCTTTTCTTTTTATCTTTGGGGAATGAAACAGTGGATTAGCAAACTATTGAGCGATGGCGGTGATGCAGTAAGCAGTAAGCGTTTCATCGGAGTATTGGGAGCCTTGGTTCTTATGGGAACTATGATTGCCAATTCTTTCTCCCCAATGGAGGTTGCCCCTAGCAAAGAGTTAGTTGAGGCTGTTGAATACCTTACGATTGCTATGTTCTTCGGAACCGCAATTGAGAAGTTCGCTAAGAAATGAACCACGAAGACCTAAAGTTGGCTGTTTTAAACGGAGGCACAATGGCGTTGTCATTCGCTAACATTGAGGCTACATTGAAGATTATATTGCTCCTTGTATCTATTGTATACACAGGCTACAAGATTTACGAACTTTACGAAGCACGTAAGAATAAATAATGAAGAAGGTTTACGAACAGCCCGAGGACATCTTTAAAGAGCAGTGGTTCAGGGAGATGCCTTGGTATAAACGTGCGTGGTTCAGATTAGTCGTAGCGTTCTTCCAAACAATGTCTATGCAATGAATAAAGATTTCACTTCAGTAAGAATGGTTTACTTCCTGATGGCTATGGTGCTCTTATTTGGCGCTATGATTGAGTCATGGGAGATAATTGTATTCGTGATTGTGATGTTGCTGGTTGGCTTCTTCACTAAGTTCTGTCCAAGCAAGTGGTTATTTGAAAAAATAGGCTATAAGAAGGCCGACCTTTAAGTCGTGAACAAGTTCGCCAAGATATGTTTAGGCATCTCTGGTGCGATAATGTTTACCTTTTTTTCGGTACAGACATGCATTGTCTTTGGTCTGTGTGAGCCCAGTTATTTTCTTGCTAAGTTTGGATATGGCTGTGTCATAGCGTTTATGCCTCCATTTTTTTATGTTGTTTATGACTTTATCAAAACGACAAAGCTGAAAGAGGAAAATATAGACTCTCAGCTCAGCGCCATCAATGAGTCTAACATGATGGCTATGTTTACTTCGGAAGGTGTTGTTTTATCTGCTAACAAAAATTTTCTTGATGCATTTGGGTACTCTGAGAAGGACGTTATAGGTAAGGAACACAAGATATTCATTGACAAGAAGATGGCGCATAGCTATGATTATGTACACTTTTGGAAAAGCTTAGAAAATGGCAATCGCAACAGTGGTGAGTTTGAGCGTTTTGATAAAAACGGGAATCCCATTTGGCTGTTTGGAACATACATTCCAATAAAAGACAAGGACGGTAATTACCCTACTGTTTTAAAGATTGCTAGCAATATCACCCAACAGCATGAGTCAGAGGTGTTGCTTAACCAAAAAAACTCCTATTTAGAGCACGCCGCAAAGATTCTAAGACACGATATGCACTCTGGCATCAATACATATATGCCTCGCGGATTAACATCTCTTAGGCGCAGGATTTCAGAAGAGCAAATAAAAGAATTAAAGATAGACGCACCTCTTAAAATGCTAGAAGAGGGTTTGCGTCATACCCAGCGTGTTTTTAAGGGGGTTAAAGAATTTACCAATCTAGTAAAAGAAGATGCTCAGCTAGATAAAACTCCTTGCAATCTTGCTGATATTTTACGTAACTACTTATCTAGCACTTCGTATATAAAGCAAGTAGACATAGGCATATTGCCTACTATTGACGTTAATGAGCCGCTGTTTTGTACGGCTATTGACAATTTAATAAGGAACGGCTTAAAGTATAACGACAGCCCAACAAAGGTTGTCAAGGTTTATATGGGAGGGGAGCGCAGGCTATGTGTTGAGGATAACGGCAGGGGCATGACCCAAGAAGAGTTTCTTTATTTATCTAAACCGTATACCCGCAAGAAAGAACAGTCTGAGGGAGGCTCTGGTTTGGGTCTTAATATATGCATTGCCATACTTAAAGAGCATGGCTTTGTGATTAAAGTAGAAAAGCTTAAGCAAGGAACTAAAATGATTATCACCATATAAAACAAAAAACAATGATTAATTCTATTATGCTTATTGATGACGAGGACCTCTTCCACTTGGTTTTTGAGGATGCTTGTAACATCTTAGACATTACACTTTCTCTGGAGGCCCTCAACTCTTCTGATGAGGCTGATGCCAAGTTTAAAGACTGGTTTCCAGACGACCCGAATCACGAGCGCCCTGAGTGTGTCTTTGTAGATTTAAATATTATAGGCTCTTCTTTTGATGGCATTGAGATGGTTCGTAAGATAAACTTTGACTATGGCAATGGCTGCGTTATTGGTATTATCTCTTCTTCTGACGACCATCAAGAGATAGACAAGGCCAAGGCTGCAGGTGCTCAGTTTTGGATTATTAAAAGTGATGATATAGAGCCACGCTTGGAGGCTTTTAGAAAAGATTACGAGGGCTATCTAAGCAGAACGGCTCCTTTTAAGATTTATGATTGAAGTAACTAAACATACAAGAGATGTCCTTCTGCAGGTCGCTAAGCAAAAGCGTATTTATGTAGAGGGTAGCTTCCTTAAAATCCTGAAGGCCAAGGAGGGAGATAAGGAGTTTGAGGAGTATCTCCAGTTATGTATAGAAAAAGACACCGCCTCTAGAAGGAAGCGGTTGACCATTACCAAGCAGGTACAGGAGCAAAACAAAAAGCTAGAAGAGGCAAACACCATCAATGCGGCTTTGGTTTTAGAGTTGCAGAACAAGGTAGAGGAGGTGGAGGCTGCCAAGGCTGAGGCGGAGCAGCTCCGTGACGCTGCCATTGAGGACCTTGAGGTTATGCAGCGGCGCACTCAGTATGAGCTTATCAGCACTATTGTGCGTGTAGCTTTGTTTGTTATTGTTGGCGTTGGGGTTTTTACTACTCTGATGTATGGTTTGGCTATTATTTCTGGCAGGGACACGCAGATTATAGGCTCTACGTGGAGCAATATGTTTGGTATATTGCTAACTAACGCTTTTTCTATTGTAGGTACGATTATGGGTGTTAAGTACGCTACTGAAAAGGATGGGTGATGTCTATAGACTTCAATTACAACAAGCGTAAGATGGGTAGTCGTTTGTACTACAGCCTGATTATGCTTCCTTGTGATAAGGATGTCACTGACCCCAAGTATGTGCAGTCTGAGATAGACTACCGTTATTTAGAGAAGGAGGTACAGCGGGAGATAGTAGACTTGCCTGTTGTCAAGTTCACTGGTGATTTTATGGCTGGCGGTTTAGACAAGCGTCAGCAGTTTTATCTCATGACGTCTTTGACGGATATTTATTTTGTAGACACTAACAATAGCAACTATGCTAAGTATGTGTCTAAGATTAAAAACTTACCAGACATAAGTAATAATATAGTTGAGGACAGGTTTGCTGCTAGTAAGGATATTACTATGTTAAAGCGCGCGGAGACTTTTTCTATAAATTACAATGGGGTGGACTATGTTTTAGAGATTACGGAGGAGAACAACGGTACGTTCACTACGGTGGAGTATGATGGCAATTATCTCATGGACAAGGAGATAGAGGATGAGATATTGGACTATTTCAACAAATACAAATAATGATTAAATTTGTGACATGGATAATCGCATTAAAAATATGCTAAAGCGTTACGGACTCTCTGGCGTCAACAAGCCAAAGAAGACCTCTTCGCATCCAAAGAAATCTCATGTTGTATTGGCCAAGGTAGGCGGTAAAACAAAACTTATTCGCTTTGGCGAGCAGGGCGCTGATACGGTTACAGAATCAAACCCAACCGGAGCAAGAGCTAAGAAGCGTGCGTCTTTTAAAGCGCGCCACGCAAAAAACATTGCCAAGGGTAAAATGAGCGCAGCATATTGGGCTGATAAAGTAAAATGGTAAAAATTAGGCACGAGATAGACTACGAGAAACTCATGGACTATCTAAGGCAAGAAATAGACTTCCCAAGAGAAAATGAAAGCAGCGAAGAAGAGTAACCCCGGATTATGGGAAAGGGCTAAATCTCAAGCGAAAGCTAAGATGGGAGGGAAGCACTCTGCTCGTGCTATGCAGCTCGCTGTGTCTCTTTATAAAAAAATGGGCGGTAAATACTCGGGTCCCAAGAAAGAAACAAGCTTATCTAAGTGGACTAAGCAGAAATGGAGAACCAAAAGCGGTAAGCCTTCTTCTAAAACGGGAGAGCGCTATTTGCCAGAAAAGGCTATCAAGTCACTAACCGCTTCTGAATATGCAGCCACCACAGCTGCCAAGAGAAAAGGAACAAAGGCTGGCAAGCAGTTTGTATCTCAACCAAAGTCTATCGCAAAAAAAACCGCTAAATACCGAAAGTGATGTCTGAAAAAGAAACAGATTTCGGCTCTTGGCTTAATGAGCTAGAAGAGGCCGAGCAGCCCACCTGCAATATTGACAACCCAGAAGATTGCGAAGCTTGCGGTAGTTAAACCATCACTTTAGGTTGATGTCTATAACTTATTGGTAATAAAGTATTTTTCGTAGATTTGTCTACGAAATAAAATTCTTTTTAATTATGAGTGAGTTAAACAACCAACTTGAGGATGCAGTTCGCCAGATGGGCGGTTCTATTGAAGGCAACGAAGTAGAACAACCACAACCAGAAGTTCTGGGTGAAACAACAGAACAGCAACCCCAAGAGCTCGCAGCAGAAGAACCCGTAGCGGAACCCACTGCAGCGAAGGAAGTTTTGATTAACGAACCGCTTCCTAGTGAAGATGTTCTTACGATAACTGACAAGCAGGAAGAAGAGCCTGCAAGTTCTTTGAATGACGAAAATGAAACTACTTCTGAAGAGCCAGAGGAGGATTTCGACATTGATAGCGCTGTAACCGGTTACCTGAGCGAAAAGCTAGGTATGGAAATCAGTTCTATTGATGACATTCCAAGTCTGTTTCAGAAAGAAGAACCTAAGGCTGATATCGACGAAAGGCTTAAGGTGATTGCTGATTTCATGGAGAAAACGGGTCGCACCCCCGAAGATTGGTTTACGTATCAATCTATCAAGCCAGATGAAATATCTGATTTGGATGCGGTTCGCTATCAGCTCCAGAATCAATACAACAACTTAAGCGCGGAGGAGGTAGACCTTTTGCTCTCCAACAAGTACAAGCTGGATACAGATACGTACTCAGAGGATGAAATAAAGTTCTCATCTCTTCAACTGAAGATTGATGCCGCTGATGCCCGAAAATCAATTGCGGAACTGAGAGATAATTACTTGATGCCCGTAGTTGAACAGAAGGCTCAACCCACTGAAAGCGTTGAAAGTCCAATCAACGAGCAATGGATTTCATCTATGTCTGCCGATGCAGAATCTCTAGAGGCTATCACTTTTCAATTAGGTGATAGTGAATTCAATTTCGGTATCTCTGATGACTACCGTCGCACGATGATTGACAAAAACGCAAACCTTGAGAATTTCTTTGACGACTATATCTATGATAACGGTTCTTGGGACTACGAGAAACTGAATATGCATAGAGCCGTGCTGGACAACATTGACGAAATTGTCAATTCTGTTTACAAGCATGGCTTGAGTGATGGACAGCGGAACCTAGTTAACAAAGCCGCCAACGTAGATGTATCAACGCCAAAGGTAAATCCTCAATCAGCCGACGGCAATCAAGATTTAATTAATGACATTGTCGAAAAGCTGAGACCAGATAACCGTTTAAAACTATTCTAAATCCTTTTAAATCATGGCTGCATCAACCCCCACTGATTTTTCTCCTGGCGCAGTACGTCGCCTGGACCCCGCGAAGTACACCGCATTGGGTGACTTCCTTAATGAAATCAACAAGCCCGACAATCGTGACGCGCTTGTTAAAACCTTCGGTGCTCAAAGCATCACCGGATTCCTCCAGTTGACTGGTGCCGTTAAGGCCAATGGCGCTGACGACTCAGTTCAATGGTGGGAAGAAACCCGCTTACACAGCAAGCAAGCCTACACTGGCGCTACTGCTGCTATTGCCTCTACGGCTACGACCGGTACTTTGACCTACGCTTCTGGCGAGGGCAACGTTATCCGCGAGAACGACGTTATCTTGTTGCACAACGAGATTCGTGCTGTTGTTACTGCTGTAACTCCTACGGCTGGAACCACCGCTTCTGGTACGTTTACGTT